CTCGTACAAGTCGCCCTGCCCCAGGAGTTCCTGGGTTAACAGGAATGAAGCGCCCGACGCGTCCGACGAATTTGCGGTCATTCTCGCCGAATTCAAGCAGCATTCGTGTAGTAACCGATCGTGTCTGGGCGACATCTTCGAGAGCCAGAGGATCTCTGGTGAAGAGAGTCTTGTAGACAACAGGTTCTTGGAACTGCTTGCCTGTGGCGTGCCATCCGTCCTTGTCGTGGGCGATGTACACGGCGTCGTTGACGAGCAGCATACGATCGTAGGTTGCTTCGTGCTCGAATGTGTAGCCATACTTCTTACCGAACTCGAAGACCTCCGAAATGATGCGATCGTCGGCGTTCGGGATCTTGATCGAGTCTGTCTTGATGTGGGCAACGGTGTATCCTTTCTCCTGAACGAAATGCTTCAGGTCGACCATGAACAAAGCGCCGCGCTTAGCGACGATGTTGTCCACGTTCCGGGGGTCTCGGAGTGGGTTGTCGAATTTGGCGGCGGTGAGTCCGTACGTCGAATTCAGTGCGATCTTCAGCGCATAGGCCAGAGCGTCGAGGTTCGAGTCATCGTCCAGATATGGAGCCAGTGCCCCGTTCAGGATCTTTCGAGCCTCGTCGAGTTCCTTATGCTTGATCAAGATACGAGCCTTCTTGAGCTCGCTGTATCTCTTGGTGTATGGACCGAACAGCTGGAGTTCCTCGATCGACGTTGGGTGCATCGACGCAATATCCAGCAGGGCCACGTTCTCATAGCATCCAGGCTCGGAGGAGACGTATCCGCCCTCGCCGACCTCCTCGCCACGATATGTCGACTTGCCGTATTCGTACTTGTAGCCGGGGAACATCTCCGACAGGTCTGTGTACTGCAAGTACTTCTGAGTGTCCCGCTGACCCTGGAATATGATCTGGGTGGTCAGCTTGTTAGTGCTGGAGTTGACAGGGAGACCCGCGATCGCAGCGAGGATCTGACGGGCCTCCCAGTCCGCCTCCAGATGGTCCCATACCTTCTCCGTGGCGATGACGTCGTTGTCGCAATATGCGGCGACCTCTTCCCACATCTCCTCCGGCACCGGTTCGTCCCAGGGAAGACCGAGCTCCTTGTGGTGGATGCCCAGCTCGATCTCCCACTTCTTGAGGGACTGCTTCTTGGCGGCGAAGTCGTAGATATCGGTATAGGACAGGTTGTAAGCCTCTCGGAATCCTTCCTTGATGAGGTTGTTGATGATCTTACGAGAGAGGTGATAGAGCTGGATGTTCGAGTAGCCCAGGATACGACCGTAGAGTATATGGTTGTCGTACCGGCGGTTGTTGAATCCTACGAGCTTCCGCTCCACAAGATCAGAGATCTCGTTCGGAGTCGGGTTGATCATCCTCTGGATCTTGTCGGATCCCCGAACTTTCCAGTTCACAAGGAACAGGTTCGGAAATACCTCGACATCGTAAATGATCGGGGTATCGTCATCCGGCTCCTCATAGGTCTCCTCATGGTCGCTCCCCGAGGAGAACGGCATCTCCTGCACTAACTTGATGCAGTAGTCGGCCTGATGAGTGGACTTCATGGCGAACGTGAGGACCTTCTGCCTCATGTCCGACACGTCGTAGTCCATCCCAGACTCCTTGGCGTCCGTCAGCACCTTCATGATAAAATCGATGCTGGGCTTCGTCCCGGGGTGGAATTCCTTCCTCAGGTTCCGCTCTATGAGCTTCCGGATGGACTTCTCATTCTGCATGACCTCCTGTCGGATCAAGGGTTTCTCCTTGACGGGAAGATATCCGTCCTCAACCGTGGTAAGGCCCTGGTGGGCGGTGCACTCGGTGAGACGTCGACGGAGGGCGGATTTACCTGCGTAGACCTTGCACTCGACTCCGGGTCGCACCAGCCGTGAAAGTACGGAAGGATCCCCCGAATATCGATAGTGGATGTGGATTCCACCCCCCGATCGGCTGAGTTCAGCATAGGAGGGAACCCACCTGCGAGCCTCTTCCAGACACTTGTCTCTGTCCTTGTCGAGGTCGATGTCGATGACGACGTCTTGCTCGGGTACGAGGACATAATGCTCCTTTCTAGTGTCCAAGTCCTTCAGTGTGGTCGTGACGTCGTCCCAACGCTTTGCTGGGAGTCCGTTTTCATTGGCATACTGAGCTGGACGGTCCTTGTAGAGCTCGTCGAGATATGACGGTTGCTCCTTCATCTCAGTCCAGTCCGAAATCGGGCTCTCCTTCTTCCCCCCCTGGGAAAATTTGGATTTCAATAGCCCTTTATACACCTTTCGTCTGCGTTCCCCGTCGACCATGATGCGATCGTGGAATTCCTCGAAGTAATCCCGGATCTCGTCCTTGAACTTGTACATGGGGTACATAACTCCGTCCGAATATGCCTGGGAGTACTCCTTGTACATCTCGTAGATGCGCTTGAGAGTGACCCCATCCTCATCATCCAACTCGTCCTGATAGAAATCGAGGAAGTTGAAGATGGGATTGGTCTTACTCATCATGCCGATGGGCTTGTAGTCGTCGTAATATGACGAGCCCTTGGACTTGTACAAGTCCAAGCAGTGTTTGACGATCGCTCCGCGTTCGTTCTCGATTCGAGACACGAGATCTTCGTATCGACGAATATCGAGTTTGCGACCCGAGGGCTCAACGTCGATGAGGCGCCTTGTCAGACCACTCTTCGAGTCCGTGATGCGGACGGGAAGGTTGGTGCCTATGAATAACATCGCCTCAGACTTGAATGTGTATAGGGATTTCCCTTTCTCGTTCATGACCATTGACTCGTGAGATACGAGACTGTTCAAACGGCTGTTGTCCGCGATCTTAGAAAGGTTTCCGTCGTGCTGAATGGCCACTCGAGGATTCGACTTGAATGGTTCGAGAGCGAATTGATCGCTGGGTCGCCCAAGAGCAGCCGCGTCGAATTGCCCAATATGGTCATCCAGCAGTCTCGAGATAAGGTTCAGGACGGTTGACTTACCGGATCCGGCAGATCCGTAGAGCACGAAGAACTTCTGGATCCAGGTAGAGTCTCCCGTGAATATAGATCCGATACCCCATTCGAGTTTCTCCCTCTCGTCCGGATCGTAGAGAGTACTCATGAGCTCCTCGTAGGCGGGGCACGGATCGGTGCTCATAGAATACGAGAGTGTTCTGGTTACATAGTCCTCCCTTCGGGGGGTCTGATTGGCAAACAGTATCTTGCTATCGAGAGGCCGATGGACGTCTGGAACTTTGGACACCCACGCCTTGTAGTCGGAATATGTCTTGGAGTCGTAGTCCCCCAGATACCGTGGCCAGACGGACCCGTTGACTCTCGTTGAGGCCTCTTGAAAGTGACGGGTCACGTCGGCGTCCACGATACGTATCAGTTCGTACTCGTCAGTACTCCAGAAATGCGTCTCGGGGTTATACACGGCGTAGAAGGACTTCCCACGAACCATGAGATCCTTGAATTGGCGCACACGCCAGGCCGGCCGTACCTCGGTGGTGCCCGACTTCAGGGCTCGCTCCTTGATCTCGTAGAAATCCATTTGACTCCTTATATGTCGTAGTTCTCCGCTAGGTAGAGCTGCATTTGATACCAGAGCTCAAGGCGGTTCTGGTTCGGGAACTCCCCCGGCTCGTAGAACTCGGGAACGGACTTGAGAGGGAATATGCCCCCGCGTCCGTGGGAATCGTACTGACGACTCATCCATCGGTCGATAGCCTTCTCGACCTTTCGATCGAGTTTATCGTCCAGCATGACGTCGCAGTCCATGAAGTTGATTCCGAGGTTGTTTATCATCTCCCAGAAATAGGGAGCAGGGCCCTCGACATCGTCCAGCTCAAACGCCATACGATCGGCCAGCCCGAGGAGAACCTCGAGAACGTTAGCCGGGCGCTTGAGAAATGCGGGAGGAAGCTCGCCGCCGTAGCGGTTCCGCCACTCACGACCATCCATGTCCCGATTGCGGTCCATCATGGCGGAGTAGCGGAACTCGGTACGGTAGAGCTTCATCAGGAGGAAGTAGCTGTCAAACATGCTCGGCAGCTGGTTTTCGTCCTCCCCCAAGAATGAGACTAGGAAGTCAAAGTACTCGTCTTCCATCAGCGGGATCCTGAGTACGAGTCCTCAACGACCTCGAGGCGAATATCGTAGGAGAGGTTGAAGTTGCGGATCCACATGACCGTGATCTCATCCGGTCCGAGTATGAGCTCAACGTCGCCGAGCCACTCGTCCTTGTTGTCGATCGTGATCATGTCCGAGTCACACAGGACCTCGTCGTCGACGAAGTACATCAAGTCGACGCGCTCAAATCCGAATGCGCCCTCGTCGTACTCCTGCTCGGAGATGGCCCGTACGGTGTCCCCCTCCGCGACCTCCTCGTCGTCCTCTTCCTCAAAATCCTCTCCCATAATCTCGGAGAGGTCGTCCTCCATGGTGATGTCGAGATACTCGTCGTTGACGATCTCCTCATACTCGTCCATCGTCGGCTCCTTCACTTCCTCCTTCGGCTCGGCCGGAGTTTTTACAGCCTTCTCCTCAGGCTCCTTCTTCCCGCCCTTCAAGTCCTGCACGGCAAGAAATCCTGCCGTGAGACCGACGACGAGCGCCGGCAGTAGTTTCACTTGCGTCCCTTTCGTTTGGTTGCACGACCGATGGCGAAACCAACCAGGATCAGAAATGCTACCTTCATCGAATTGCCACCCTGTCAATCTGGTCGTAGATAACGCCGTCGACGTTGAAGTCGAGGACGAACTTGGTGACCTCGCGTCCGAGGACTGGGTCATAGTCGCGGTAGTTGAATACCTCGAAGTTGCCGAACTCGACGATGCCGTCGCCGTCCTCGTTGTCGTACACCCAGCCGACCACGGAACCGGCAGACGTCGGAGGCAGGCCGAGGCCCTTGTACACATCGTTCAGGAGCAGATACCCACGAGTCCGCAGGATGTCGTTGGCGTAGTTCTCCTGAGCGTGGAGGATCATGAGGCTGTAGTCCTCGTTTCCCTCCCAGGCTTTCGCGTTCTGGTCAAACACGACAGCATATGGTGAGACCCCGAGCTCACGCATGAACTCCTCAGGCTTGAGCTGGAACTCACGCCCCGTCTCGTTGTAGTAGTCCATCTTCGCCTTGTCGAGGGCGTTGGCGTCAGCCTCGGCGAGAATACGCTCGGTCTCCTCCTTGCCGAAGCCCTCCTCGATGCGGTCCTTGTAGTTGCGGAAGGACTCCTCGAGACCGGCGTAGGCCATGGACAGACCGGCAATCCGGTGTGCGGAAATGCGGTGCGCCAGGATCAGAGAAATGGCGGAGGCCGTACCCAAGCTCAGCGGCAGGGCGTAGTGCTTGACAAGGTGCTTCGTCAGGTTGCCCCAGGCACGAGCCTTAGCAATCTGGATCTCTCGCTTGTCGAACTTCTCCTCGTCCTCAGCCGCCTTGACTGTAGACAGCTCGTTCAGGTCCTCCCAGGTGACCTCGCCGACGCTGAGCGTCTGCTTGGCCGTGAGGACTGCGGTTGCGGTGAAGCCGGCGATCCCCAGCCCCGTCAAGATGGCGGGAGCGTGCTTGGAGACGATGAGAGCGCCCTTACCGGCGAGGCGCGAAATAACAGTAAGACTCATGATGCGAAGTACTTCCTCTCGTTAAGGCTCTTGTAGACTGCGATTACCTGACCGTCATTCATGCGGTCAACTTTGGCGACCCACGCCGCCGACCCTCCGTATGCTGTGCGCAGCTTAGCGCGCATCTGTTCGACGCTCATTTGTTGTTCCTTATGTCGTTAACGATCCCTGCGATGAGAATGGCGTTGATGACTATTAGACCTGCGAATATGACCCAGACCGGCAGGGATCCTAGGCCGGCGAGGATGAGAAGTAGAATGAAAATCGTGAGAAAGATAGATGTGAGACCGTAGACGGTTGTCATCTCTTCGTCGTTCATCGGACGTCCTCCGGTTTCGGTAGATCGAGAATGTATCCATTACGGGAACGGACAGCGCGTCCGCTTCGGAGATCCCGCCATCCCCAGTTCTCATCGGTGTACGACTGGGAAATGCCGGCCATGCCGTACAGGTCTCCCACGGTCGCCACGTCGTACTGGTCGCAGATGCTGATCAGGTGATTCAGGACATCCTCGGCCTCACTACGGGTTGCGAATATGATGGACTCGAGATTGTGCTCCCGACGATCCCTCTGAGTGTACGTCCGCTCGGTTGGAGTCTCACGACGTCCGTAAGTCCGATTGGAATATGAGGTGTAGGTTTTGTTGCTGCGAGAGCGCTGAGGACCGCCGTCGCCTCCGAAGAGCAGCCGGTCGATCCCGGATGTGAAGATATCACTCACGGCGTTCTTGACGCTGGGCAGGGCAATATCCCAGAGAAGGTAGTTAGCTACCTCCTTGATGTCCTCGGCAAAGAACGCCTGAAGCGCCTGCTTGCCGAGACTGCCCTTGTCAATTCGCGCCGGAGTCTTGACGACCCTTTCGACGGCAGGCTTGGTCTTCCGTGAGTTGGAGGGGAAATCGCCCCTCACGGGTACATTATCGCTCATGTTCGCTCCTTCTGATATGCGGGGCCCCAGGTCTCCCCAGGGCCCCGCTAGGTTGTCTCAGGCCTCGATCTGGTTGAATACGTCCGGCCGCTCCTTCTTGGCCTGCTCGAGGAGCGCCTTGGGCATAACGCCGTTGAAGAACTTGATGCTCTTCTTCTCGTCCTCCAGCAGGCTCAGGACGAACTCGTCGTAGAAGATGCTGTCCTTGAACTTGGCGAGGATCTCCGGCGACTTCTGGAATCGCTTACCGTCAGACGACCGCTCGCCGTAAGCCTTGTCGACGATGGTGCGGAAATAGTCGAACAGCTTGAACTTGTCCTTCGTGGTCCAGTCCTCAGGCTTGCGAGACATGAACGCCTGAAGCGTGTCCGTGAACCCGCCCGGCTCCGACTGCTGGAGGTCGATCAGGTCCACCTTGTTCATGTGGAACCAGAGGGTCTCGGTGACCATGTCGCCGTCGAAGGTCTCGGCGCTGACGTTCATCTTGATCATGGATATACCTTTCAGTCCATCGAGTTGAGAGTAGTAGCTGCGAGCGACTTGGTCTGCTTGACAATATGGTCCCACGAGGTCTTCTCGTCGAACTTGTCGCTCTTCTGGATGACGCGCTTGACTGTCTTGCCGTTCTCGGTGAGGGTAACCACCACGGCCGCCTGAAGCTCCATCGTTCGTTCCTTTCTATCGAGAAACCTAGAACCCGAGTTGGGTTCTAGGGGCGAGTAGGATCAGTCGTTGGTCTCTTCGACGAGCTCAGCGTCCACGACGTCGGCGTCCGATTCGATGGCGGCGGGAGCCTCGTCATCGCTGTCGCTGGAGTTAGCAAGGGCCTTCACCAGGACGAGCGCGGCGAAACCGGCTGCGGCGGGCAGCACGTAACGCGCACTCTTCTTGGCGACGGCACCGAGCTTGGTCCAGTTGACGGCGACGATGGGGGTCTCGTCTTCAACGGTCTCGGAGTGCTCGACGACGGTGGGAGCGGTGTTCTCGGACATGAGAGTTCCTTTCGAGTTGATGGGGTCTCATTATAGTGCGTGCAGAATTTGCGAAAGCCTATGCCCTCTGTTGGAGGGCACGGCCGGTTACTTGGTCGAGGTGGTCTTCATGGAGTCGATGGTCTCAGCAAGGGTCTCGGCGTACTGTCGTCCGGCCTTGTCACCGACATATGTGCCGAGGACACTACTACCGAGGCCGTAGATGGCGGTCAATACCACTCCGGCTGGAGGGCAGAGAGCGCCGACAACGGCACCGGCGGTGATGCTGGCAGATGTCGAGGCGACAAGGGATACGACCTTGTATCCGGTGGTCTCTTTGAAACTCATGGTCATTCCTTTCTAGATGGGTCTCGTTATAGGCGGTGCTCCTTTCACGAAAGCTTGAACCACTTCTCCGTGGGCTCGACGACGAAATCAACGACCACGACGGCCTTTCCGTCATCCGAGACCTGAGCGCCGTAGTGTACCTCGATCTGCCTCTGTTCATTCCACCCGAGCTGATCACCCAAGGAAATGCCCTCGAGGCCGATGCCGGCGTAGAACTCGTTGAGGCTGACGCACATCTCACGGAGGAGAGTGTAGTTGAGTTCGTTGATGACGCGGTCGATCTTGTTGACGGTGGACTTGAAATAACGGCCGCTGTAGGCGTCGTAGAACAGGACGTCGCCCTCGCCACAAACCACAGCTGCGTCACGAGGATATGGATCCATCTTGGACGCGGCATTCTGGGAGATCGCCTTCTCCTCCGGACCTAGGCGATCCTGGACGGAGGCGCGATAACGGTCGTACACCTGACGTGTGCCCTCGTAGGCAAGGAGCAGGGACGACTCGCGCTTGACCGAGATGCTGTGAGCGCCGATGACGCAAGCGCCCGTAGCCAATATGGCGATGGCCGGAGGAGCGTAGATCTTAGCGTAGATCTTGATTCGCTGCTCCTTGGTGAGGCGCTTGAAGTCGTCAATATCCCACTCCTGCATCTGGCGGTCCGCACGGACGCTCAGAGCGACCGACGCCCCGAGGCCCAGCAGCGCCAGTCCGGTGAGGATATGGTGCGAATTGCGTACGACGAAGTCCTGGGCGACTTTGACGAATGCGAGGTTCATTTGCTCTTCTCTCCAATATTGATGAGTGCTTTATACCACTCGTTATCTTCCAGATTTGCCTCGCGCTCCCGAATGTAGTCACGATACATCGTCTTTACAGAATCACTCACGCTACTCTGGATAGCATTGATGAGCATCTGCTTGGCGACTTCGGGGGCTACGTCGGCTGGAACCGTGAGTGTGACCTTCTGTGTATTTGTGATGGGATCCAGATCGGAGAATTCCAGCTGGATGTCATCGTGGTCCATTTGCGTTCCTTTCTCGAGAAACCTAGAACCCGGGTTGGGTTCTAAGTGTGAGGTTGTCAATTGGTGGGAGCGTTCTGCTCCGCGGCCTTCTTGTTGAGGATCTCCTGGAACTTCGCTTCCAGCTTCTTGTCGGCGTAGTGCTGGAGGGCGAAGGACGCAGCGAGGATGGCAACGGCGAGGGCGACGCGGTTCATAATGGTTCCTTTCAGATGGGGGTCTCATTATAGGCCATGCAAAATCCGCGAAACCTATGCCCTCTGTTAGAGGGCACGGGCGTTAGAGACTGTGGTCGATGTGGGTAGGGGTGGTGAAATCCTGCTTCGAGATCTTGTAGCGAGAAAGCACCCACTTGACGATGGCGTAAATGCCAACGCAGTAGATGACAGACTTGACAAGGTTCTCGACGAGGCGGGAGATCAGCATGATCGGTCCTTTCGGTATATAGGTCTCATTATATGCCCTGCTGATTCTGCGAAAACCTAGAACCCGTGAAGGTTCTAGGCGTGAGAGTCACTTCTTGGTAGAGTTCTGTCGGAAGATCTTCTCGATCTCGGCCCAATCTTCTTCAAGATACTTCTCTACATTGTCGGTCTCCTGGGCGGACGGAGTCGAGGTAGCCTTAAGGAGATGCCGCTGGTGGCGGACAGTCTTCTTGAGCGCCTTGATCTGCTGGGCCTGGGAGTAGACGGCGTATAGAAACATGACGAAGGAGATGAAACCGAATGCGATGAAGATGTTGGACATGACGGATTCCTTTCGTGAGGGGTCTCGTTATATACCTTGCAAAATCCGCGTTCCAATTTTCCCACCCGGGAATTTTTGGATTTCGAAAATTCAGAAACTTTGCAAAAACCTAGAACCCTTGTGGGGTCCTAGGTCTTTCGTGTCTCAGATGCGGATCTTGGCGACGAATCCGAGTGCCTTGGAGGCGACGGGGAAGATCTGCTCAGCCTTCACGATGGCGAGGATTCCGAGGATGGAGCCAGCGGCGCCCACCACAGCATCGGGGCTGGGGCAGAAACGACGGTGTTTTGCGTCTTGAATCTGCTCAAGCTCCTTGATGCTGCGGAGAGCTTCGCGATAGGCTTCACTGTCGGGATCCATGCCGTCGATGAAAGCGTAAGCCTCTTCGAGGGCCTTCTTGGTGTTCGGCTTGTTGTCGGACATGGTATTCCTTTCAAATGAGGGGTATCATTATAGACCATGTCGATCCCGCGGATCGTCAGACCTCGGAGACCTTCAGAGTGGCCGTGTCCTTCTTGGTCATGTCCTGAGCAGGGGTCTCCAGAGCGGCGTAAACCTCCTGGTTCTTGTGGTCCACATGGAGTACGCCGTCGACCTCGGGCTCATAGTTCTTGGCTGCGAGACCGAGCAGAGCGCCCAGGAAAGTGTCGAGAGCGGTGATGGTGCCCACAACCGCCTCAGTGTGAGGGAAACCCCACAAACCCGCCAGGGCGAGATACAGGGTAGCGAGGGCCGGAAGCAGGATCTGAGCAATCCACTTCAGAGTGTTGTAGGTCTGATTCGACAGCGACATAGCGCTTGTCCTTTCTTCGGGTGTCA